AATGCCAAAGCCGCCAGTCGGAACCGTAGCAGTGATGGTGGCCGGATCAGCACCGCCAGTATTCACCGCGCTTGTTACCGTGGTAACCACGCTGATGCCGGTGAAACGTCCGACCAGTATCTTCGGCGCGGTCATTGTACCGCTGCCAGATACAACGATATTGGCAGTTGTCCCGAGAGTATCCGTAAACGCGGCCCAGATTTGCAAACTCGAAATCGCGGTCGATTCCTCGATCACTTTGGTCATGGCAAAGCCGCCAACCGTGACTGAGGTGGCGACCACGCTCTCGGTGGAAACAACGACAATCGTGCCACGGCTGGGGTCAGTGGCGCCCAGCGCCGCGCTAGTGAACGTGACCGTGCTGCCACTCGCGCCTTCCGCCGGATTATCGGTTGCTGTCCAAGTCGCCCCCGCTGCAGCGGCGCTGCCGATGTTGACGCTGCCGGCCGGGCCGAGCGGGTAAATCAGCGACATCAGGCTAACGTGAACAGAGTTGCGCCGAAGTCGACCGTCAGCGTATTGCCCGCCGTGACCGTGGTGGTCGAGCCGTTATCCCAGTAGGCGACCAGCGCATCGGCCGGGCTCGTCGCCGTGTCGTTGTAGAGCGCCGCATACCGGAACGCGATGCCGGCGCCGCTCGCCGTCCATGCCGCCGGATCGGTCGCCGTGACCGTCACAGTGCCGGTGGTTTCGGTAATGCCGATAGTGGTGGTGGCGCCGCCCGCGGTGTAGCCGTTGGCGGTCGCTAGTTCGGTGATGTTGGCCAGGATGGTGTGGGTCGCATCGGGCGCAGCATTCGACAGCGCCACCTTGAACGTGTGCGTTGAGAAATTGTGCACGCCCTTGCACAACTGCTCGGCAAAATCTTGATACTTGCTATAGGTAGCCATTTAATCCTCCGTTACCGACATTGCGCCGATCACCTTGCCGGTGCGCGGATCGCGGTGAATGACGGCCTTGCGCGGCTTGCTCATCGCCGACATTAGCCCCTGATGCGACTGCCCGATGACGCCGACCAGTTGCGCCAGCGCCTCGTCGAGCTTGCGGTCCTGCTGCTTGCGTTCTTTGTCGCGATCGAGCACCAGCCCGTTGCGATAGTGCAGCGCGCGTACATCAACATCATCTTGCGGCTGCTCGAACGGCAGTTGCATCTGTTGCTGCGCGGCCTGCTCCTGCTTCATCTGCGCATCCTGCGCGGCCTTGTCCGCATTCAGTTGCGCCTGCGTCGTGGCCTTGAATTGCTCGATCTGCATCTGATTTTGCGCTTTCTCGCGCTCGATCTGCATTTCGACCGCGGCCTTCTCGCGCTCGATTTGCTGATCGAGCTGCGCAACCTGCTGTTTCGACGCCAGATCGGCCATCGCCTTCTCGCGTTCCAGCGCCATGCGAGCCTTTGCCTGCTCCTGCTCCAACATGAGCTTGGCCTTGGCCTCTTGCTCTTTTGGATTGGGCTGCGTGGCCTCCTGCTCGCCAGCGTCGCGGAATTTCTTTTTGATGTCGGACGGGAGCGGAGAAGTTTCGATCAACACCGACATGACCGCCTTGGCCGACGCCGGCGACAGCATCGGCGCCAACGCCGGAAGCGCTTGGCTGATCGCATCGTAAGTGTCCTGCATCAACGTGATGCTGTCGGGGCCCTCGTCGAGAATAATATCAACATCCAACTCGCCAACGGCATTGCGCATCATCGGCATGCCGGTGACCGGATCGACCGACACCGTCTCATTGATCTTGACGAATTGCGGCTGGCCCTCGGCGTCGGTGACCCTGATCCAACGCTCGTTCGTCCAGTATGTCTGCACCGCGTTGAACAGCGAGCGATAAACCCGCATTTTCCACGCGCGCATGTTGAGCATATACGGGCCCAACTCCGCGATCCCGGCTTGCTGCAACAGCGCAATGGCGCGGCCGGATGATCCGTTCGCCAAGCCGCCACCGGCACCGCCCCCTGCTAGGGCAGGATTGGGACCGAAATTCTCGATCTCCTGCGCGGCATCGCGCATGAACTCAAGCTGTCCCATGATCGCGGACTGCTTGGCGGCGTCATCGAATGTAATATCTTGCAATGATGTGTTGACCAACACGATGCCGTCGGCGCGCGCTGCTTCGCGCCGGAGCGCCTCCACGTTGCCGTCCGCCACCGCCGCCTTGGTGGCCATGATGCGGCGGTTGTTGAGTTCATGCAGGCCCTTCGATCGGCGTTGGTTCACCTCGTCTTGCGCACTCTGCAGATTGCGCGGGAAACCGTAGCGATCGCCTTCGTGATCAACCTGGGCCGAGAACACCAGATACTTGCAGAACGGCTTGTCGTTCTCGTCCTTGAATGGCGTCTCGCCCGCCATCAGGATTTTGGAGCCGGTGAACAGCGCCCAGCGCCAGGTGCCTTTCGACTTGTACCAAATGTCAACCAGCCTGACTTGCTTGAAGTCGCCGTTGCTCTGAAACCACTTCGCATCCCGGTCGGAATTGCTGGTCAGCTCGCCGCTGCTGTCGCACGCGGCCTTGATGTCGTCCTCCATGCCTGGAAGTAGCTCGATCAGTTGCTCCTCGTCCACGTACTTGCCGACGCCCATATAGCGCGCGTCGTCAAAGTCGTGCTTGAAGCTCCTCGGGTCATAAAAAAACCCGTCGTTGTCGACGGGTCCAAACAGCACATCGTAGTCAGGTTGTGGCGGTTGCATTGGTGGCCCGCCGTTGTGGCCCATCCCAGGCATCATTCCGCTGTCCTGTTGCGTCTGTGCCTTGGGCGGCACGGCCTTGAGATCAAGCTCGATGCCGCCGATGCCATCGACCGCCGCAGCCTCGGCAACGATCGGCCCTACCTCGTTCCATTTGTTCTTGTCCATGATGTAGCGCAGCACGGCGGTCGCCAGGTCGGCGCCCTGCTGATGCTGCGGCGTCCTGGGGTAAGCCTTGGGATCTTGTTTGAGCCGTTCCACCAGTCCCACGATCCCGTCGATCTTGCGGCCTATCTTGTTGTAGGTGACCACGGGTTGGCGCCTATCATTCAAGGTCTTGATCTGCTCCGAGGTCCACTGTGCGCCGTGGCGATAGCGCCGCGCGTTCTGCTGCTCCTGAATTTCCAGCGTCTTGCTATCGAGGTAGGTCGTGTACGCCTGGATGCATTTTTCCAGCGTCCATGAGCCGTCCTTGTTCTCCTGATTGTCGGACAGGTCGGCGGGCCCGCCACCGGACGCCGAGCCGCCCTGCTTGTAGCCGGTGAAATTGACGACCGACGTGCTGACCATTGTGGCCCCTCAATACTGCTGCCGCCCAATCGACATCGCCATTGGATCAGGCGGCGGCAGCGGCGGCCCGCCGGGAATGGCTGACGGCGGTGGTGCGGCCGGCGGCTTGGGCGGCCCTGCGCCGGGCGGCGGCAGCGGCGGGGCCATTTCGTCTGGTCCTGCGCCCTGCTGCGGCCCGGAGAGCGTGTTGATGAATGTTGCCATCAACGGCACAACCGCGCGCTGCTCATCGGGCGAGAGCGTGCTCATGAACATCGCAAATTTCTGCTGAATGGTTTCCATCAATACGTTCTCCAATCACCGGGCTGCGCGTCCGGCTTAAGCGGCGCATAGCCGCTGATGTCTTCGGGCTTCTTTTCTTCCTTCACCCGCGCATACGGCCGCGACATGCAGGCATAGCGCCATTCGTCACCTGCATGATCCTCGCTGTCAGTCATGACGTCTTCATGCCGATCGGGATCGTGCTGCAGAAACGGAATGGTGCGGATGCTGTCCACGCAAGTCGAGAACGTCACGATCATGGCGTGGCCGTCGGCATTACCGACCAGCCGGGAGCGCATTTCGTTCCAGCCGCCCACCCAGCTGCCCGTTCCACTGTGTGCGCCGCGCACACGCTTGTTATCGGCACGCTTGAACCAGACTTTCCCGTTGCTGCCAGTACCCATGCTCTCGGCGATCGACGGCCCGCCGTCCTCGGCAAAGGCCGATGGATCGAGCACGCCGTAGGATATTTCCTCGTCCTTCTCGCGCTCGTAAATTTGCCTACCGACTTCCGCCGCGTGCAGTTTGATCCCGACGTTGGGTTGCCCGGTTTTCATGCCGTACCACTCGCGATAGCGCACCATGCAGCCGCGCGGCAGAACGTGCCCGTTCACCTCCCAATCGTCCGACACCACTGCCCACCAGCCGACCGAGAACGGCGAAGCTGAACCCCAATCCATCGATCGAAAGCGTATCCAATCTTTCGGTATCTCGAACGGCCGGATCACATGTCGGGCGGTATCCCAGCAGTCGAAGAACGCACCGAGCGTGACCGACCAATCGCCCGCCAGCCATGCCGCGACTAGTTCCGCGCTGCCCGAGGCGCGCAGCCGCTGCTTGTAGGCTTCGGCGTCAATGAAGACGTTGTTATCGACCTTGCTTGGAATGAACACCCGAGCGAGCCCGGTCACCGGGTCGGTGATGACCTTGTTGCCTAGGGGGGCTGGGTCAACGTATCTGGCCTTCACCCACTGGTGGCCTGGCCCGCCGGGATTGCCGGTCAGCCGCATGCCGACCGGAACGCCTGCTCCCGAGCGCAACGTCGCCATCAACTTCATGATCGGCGCGGGGCTCGGGAAGTTTCCGCATTCCTCGATGTAGACCCGGGTGTAGCTGTGGCCCTGATACAGCTCCGCGTCGGCGTCGCGCTCAAGATAGGCGAACCGCAGGCGCGCGCCCTTCGGATCGCGCCACATCTTCTCCTGCTCCTGATACGTCCACTTGAGCGGCGAATAGATCGCCCGTGATCGCTCGATGGTATCGATCAGTTCAGTACGGGTGCGCCGGATCATCAGCCCGGCGGCCTTGTCGCCGTAGCGATCGGCGTGCGCCATCCATTCGCCCAACATTCCATCGGTTTTGCCGCCGCCGCGGGCACCGCCGAAGAACACCTCGAATACTGGGCACTGGATCAGGCACCATTGCGGCCAGTTCGCCCCAGGACTCCATAAGACACGCTCTACAGGTTCGGCGAACATGAGCTATTGCAGATTTCCACTGCCGTTGGTGATCTTGAGTGGATCAGGTAACGGATTGAGGTGGTCGATTGAATACTTCTTCTCCCATTCCTCGCGCGAGAGCATGGGCGGAAGCTCCACGACATAGCGGTGGGTGATATCGGCAACGACGGCGGTGCTGGTCAGATCGGGCACGCACTTCCGAAGCAGGGCGCAGATGGCGTGCACTTGCGACATGCTCAATTCCAGGCCGTCGAAGATGTGGGACTGCAGTCGGTTCACCAGTTCGGTTGCGCGGATTTTCCGCCGCACCTCGTCGGGGTGAAACGGCATTCCGCGCAACCGAACTGG